ATTCCTATGCCTTAATGAAGGCTTTAAAACTTTCGTTGTAATGTGGAGGTCAATGAAAGGTGATTATATGATTGCCTACTCATGGAACATCTGGGAAGACTACATTAAGAATGAGTGCTCAGAAAATGAAACAAAAGAAGAACCACCAAAGGAGAATGGAGAATCGTTTGTATACCTATGGTTGGATATTAAAGAAAAGAAAAGCTATATAGGTAAACATAAGGGTAACTTAGAAGATGGGTATATCTGTAGCTCAGATACTATGATGGAAGCATATAAAGAAAGGCAAGATGATTTTGTAAGAGCTATCTTAGCTTGGGGTGATGATAGTGAAATGACAGCATTAGAAACAATACTACTATTACAACTTAAAGCATCTAAAAGTAAACTATATTACAATCTTTCCGATAACTTAAGAAGTTAACAACCAATAGTCGGTACCTAATAGAGTCCAAGGAAGAATATGAAAACACAAAAGTCATGGGATAGCTTCTACATGTGCATAGCTGAGAAGACTTCAGAGCTATCATATGCTAATGATAGAAAGGTAGGGTGTGTTGTTGTTAATGACGGTAATATCTTATCGTTCTCCTACAATGGAACTGTACGTGGAACATATAATGATACACAACAGAACAAAGAGTATGTGCTACATGCCGAAACACAGGCACTATCTAAAATGGCTAGGCATGGTATCCCTACTAAAGGTTGTACCTTATACAGTACATTAAGCCCGTGTGTAGAATGTGCAAAGATAATTTATCAAATGGGTATCTCTAGAGTTGTATTTAAAGATGAGTATAAAGATTTATCTGGTATTCGATTCTTAAAAGACAATGGTGTAATAGTTAATGATCTACCAAATAATCATAGCTTATTTACGAATGAACAATTAAAACATACAGGATTACTAGATGAGTAACATTGAATATTTATTAATATCGGCATTAATTGGTTTTGGAGTGTATACAACATACCTAATTAACTCTAAACAAAGGTTAGAAAATGAATTAGATTTATTAAACGAAATGATTATTGCTATGGCAAGAGAATTAAAAGCTCTAGGATCGCCTAATGTAGTAATAGAGGAATGTAATGAAGATTAAAAAACCTGTTGACGTATCCAATCTTAAAATCACTATTGCATCTCTAGATCCAATTGAAGATAAGCTGGAAACATTATTAAAGTTAATTATTATAGACTACTGTGCTAGACATAAAAAGAGGTTAAAGAAACCTAAAGAAAAAATCTCAATTGCTATCACATCATCTAGCCCAAACACAGAAGATGGTTCTAGCATGGATGGTATGACCTATCAAAGTATGTCAGGTATATTTGTAGAGATACGAAGCCCTTATATGGCTGAATGGGAACCGAATCCATACTCTGATTCAAGGTTCTTAGACATTATCTGCCACGAGTTTGTTCATGTTGCACAACACTTAACACAGTATGATGGCCTAGATATTAAATTTAATTATGATCCAGAGGATGATACTGAAAGATATTTCTTTGATGTATGTGAACTAGATGCACGTATCTTAGAGGGTTTTTATTCAGCAGTTTATGGCTCAATGGTTTTTGATGGAGGAGATAATGGCTAAGTTATTTGACATTGAGACTAATGGTTTCTTAGACACTGTAAATAAAATCTGGTGTCTCGTTATTCAAGATAGCGATACAAAAGAAGTATTACAGTATTCTGATTATGACCCAGACCTACCATCAATTGCAGATGGTCTTGATGTACTAAGTAACGCTAAAGTAATTGCTGGTCATAACGTTATTGGATATGATCTACCTGTACTAAAAAAGCTATTAGACTGGGAACCAAATAAAGATACTACTGTGTATGACACTTGGATTATGTCCCAAGTATTACGGTACAAGCGTGGGCATCTACACGGTCTAGAAGGTTGGGGTAGTAAATTAAACTATCCTAAGATTGAATTCAGTAACTTCGACGGGTATACTAAGGAAATGCTAACATACTGCACAAGAGATGTAGAGCTAAATACTAAGGTATACTCGCAACTAGTTGAGGAAGCTAAACGCACCATCTCTATTAACCCTATGTTTAAAAAAGGTTTACAAGTCGAGATGGAGTTTCTAGCAATCGAATCTGAAATCAGAAACAAAGGTTGGGTATTCGATATGCCTTGTGCTCTAGAGTTGTTGAAGGAAATGAGTGATAAGATGACAGCCATTGAGCAGGAGATCGAACCACAGATTGGATTAGTGCTAGTGAAACGAGATAAAGAAGATGAGTATAAGGAACCTACCTATCGAAAGGATGGACATTACACTGCTGTTACTACTAAATGGTTTGATATTGATCCTGCTAGTGGTCTTGATCCAAGCTCTCGTTTGGTCAATGGGCCATACTGTAGGATTGAATTCGAGCAGGGCTCACTATCAAGTGATAAAGTTCTTAAGTCATTTCTTTATTCTATTGGCTGGAAGCCAGATGATTTTAACTATAAGCGTGTTAACGGTAAGTTTATACCAATGTCTCCGAAATTAACGGAGACAAGTTTAGAAATTCTCGGAGACATAGGTAGAAAAATCAGTGAGTACAACTCAATTAAAAACCGTAGAGGTATCTTAGCTGGTTGGATTGAGGAAGCAGAAAAAGATAGTCGCTTACACGGTCGTATGTGGACTATTGGTACACCTACTTTCAGATGTCGTCATGAGGTAGTAGCTAACTTACCTTCTGTCGGTGCTATGTATGGCGCTGAGATGCGTAGCTTACTTAAATGTGAAGAAGGTAAGGTAATTGTAGGAGCTGACTCAGCTGGTAATCAGATGAGAGGTCTATGCCACTATATTGGTAATGATGATTTTACTAATGAGGTAATCAATGGAGATGTTCACCAAAAGAATGCAGACATCCTATCCCAAATCATACCTACACCAAGGAAAACAGCAAAACCATGGTTATATGCTTACTTGTTTGGTGCTGGGGCTACCAAGCTTGGTACTATTCTTGCTGGTTATCCTGATAAGCATGTCGGTGAGGCAAGCGCTAAGTTATTTGAATCAGCTATTCCAGGTCTTAAAGAGTTAAAAGATAAATTGAATAAACAATTTAATGACACTACAAGTATGTTTGGTAAAGAGAATGCTTTTATTCGTGGTATTGATGGTCGTATTGTATTTGTTAATTCGCAACATCAAGTTTTAAACTACTTGCTACAAACAGCTGAGGGTGTTACTTGTAAAGCTGCTGCTGTATACCTTAAACATAAATTAAAAGAGGAAAATATTGAGCATTATTTCGTTATCCATTATCATGATGAGTTGGCTGTGGTTGTTGACGAGAGTCTTAAAGAGCACGTAGCTAAGTTAGCTGTTGAAGCATTCAGAGAAGCACCTAAATGGTTTGGAGTAATGTGTATGGATGGTGATGCTAAGACAGGATATAACTATGCGGAGGTACACTAATGAGTGATACGATTGCAATCATAGACGCAGATTCTATTATCTATACTGTCGCCTATGTTGAACCATCACCAGCAAAAGCTCAGAAAGCTTTGATGCGTGATATAGAAAATATTATTAAAGATCTTGAAGTTGATGAAGCAGTAGTGTTCATTAAAGGAGAGAATAACTTTAGATATGAAGTTGATTTAGAATACAAAGGTAACCGTGTTAACACAATGGATCCTGAAATCAAAGAACGTGTAAACAGGTTATATGAGTATGCCCGAGAGGTATTTACTACTAGTGATGGTGGTGAAGCAGATGACTATTGTTTTGTATATGCAATGGAAGCTGTAAAAGAAGGTAAGACACCTATTATCTGTCATATAGATAAGGATCTTAATATGATTCCAGGTCTACACTATAACTTTAAAAAGAGGCTTAGCTACTTTGTTGAACCAGAAGATGCCCACCTATTCTTAATGTGTCAAACATTAACAGGTGACTCTGCTGATAACATCAAAGGAATCAATCGCTTTGGCCCAGCTACAGCAAATAAAACACTACATGGTTTACCTAATAATCAATTACTAGATAAGGTATTAGACACATGGAAATTAAAATGCCCTGATGACTGGGAAAGTAGGTTTTATAAGTGTGCAAACTGTATCTTGATTCGTAATAGGCATGAGACAATGCGTGTGCTATCTTGGAATGAGCTGATCGAGGAACTTAAATGGGAAGGTGAAGATGAACGTATTACTGACCCAGCTGACATCACAGAAATAGGTAGGAAGGCTAGAATGTTCATCGGTGATGAGCATGCCTCTCAATTAGTACAACACGAATGGGATAAAAAGAATGACAATAAAAAAAGGACATTGGAATAGTCAAAATGATTTCGATCCAGAAACATTATATGGATTCATCTATGAGATTATTGACAATACCAATGGTAATAAATACATAGGTAAGAAGGCATTTCATAGATGGAATAAAACTGGTCGTAAGAAACTTGGTAATAGTAACTGGGAAAAGTATACAAGTTCTAGTAAGGAATTAAATGATAAGATCAAGACCCTTGGTATTCATTCTTTCACCTTTAACATTCTTTTTACTTGCTGTACTAAGTCTTGTTGGAGTTATTCTGAGTCTAATCTTCTTCATAAATCTGATGCTATGACACTAAGAAAAGAAGATGGTAACAGGATATATTTAAATAAAGCTATATTAGCTGTACGCTGGATACCTAAACATTGTAAAGCTATTGAATGTATTAATGAGTTAACAAATGGAAAAGAAAAATAAAGATCGTTATAACAATCGCTATGATCAATACGAAGAAGAAACTGTAAGTCCAAAACAAATGGTGAGAGAAGAATATAGAAAGAAAAAGCAAACACAGAATAAAGCCCATGACAGACGCCAGCTGTTACGGGAATTAAAAGAAGACAATTATTGGAACTAATATGTCTAAGTGGACTTACTCAAGCTGCCCACAATGTGGTAGCTCAGATGCTCTAGCATTTAAAGAGGGTGATGAATGGGGTTATTGTTTCAGCTGCAATAGTTCATCACCACTAGTAGATAATCCAATTACAAAAGCAATTAAACCTAAGATGAATACAACAAAGAAATTATCTTTAGAAGCTATTACCTCATATGACTGTCGAGGATTTAAAGAACGTGGTATCACTAAAACTATATCTGAACACTATGGTGTTAAGGTTTCCTACTCTAGTGATGGTACTATCATCTCTCACTTCTATCCTTATACTAGTAAAGGTAAGATCGTAGCCTATAAAGAACGTAAACTACCTAAAGACTTCACTATTCATGGTGACTTTAAAGACACACAACTATTCGGACAGAATGTTAGTATGTCGGGTAAGCTACTTGTAATTACAGAAGGAGAACTAGATGCTCTAGCTGTTGCTCAAGCTCAATATGATAAGTATAAAAAGATTTATCCTGCTGTTGCTATCCCTAGTGCATCACAAGTGAAGGTGATCTTGGAACAACGTGATTGGCTTCGATCATTCGAAACTATTGTTCTAATGTTTGACTCTGATGAGCCAGGTCAAAAGGCTACTGCTGAAGCTGCTAAGATTATTGGATATGACAAAGTAAAGATTGCCAAGTTACCTGAGAAAGACCCATGTGATGTATTAATTAAACATGGCTCTGAAGAACTTATGCGTTGTATCTGGAATGCACAGTCATATAGTCCTGCTGGTATTGTACGTGGTGAAGCCATTTGGAATAAATACTTAGAACATAACAATGCCGTATCTACCCCTTATCCTGATTGTTTGAAAGGTATCAATGATAAACTTAAAGGTATGCGAATGGGTGAGATCGTTCTCTTCACTTCGGGAACTGGTAGCGGCAAGTCTACAGTCATTAAAGAAATCGTCTTGGATATTCTTAAGAACACTACTGATATGGTCGGTATGGTTTCTCTTGAAGAGTCTGTGGGTGATACTGCCCAAAAGTTTATTGGGATGGTACTCGAGAAGGATCTTAAAGATGCAGATGTATCTGACGAAGAACAATATGATGCCTTTAAATCTGTATTTGGAGATGAACGCTTGGTACTCCTTGACCACCAAGGATCAGTAGCAGATGATTCATTGCTTGATAAGATGGAGCACTTAGCTTTAATGGGATGTAAGTACATTATCTTAGATCACATTACTATTGCTGTATCTGAAGGAGCAGGTAATAAGACAGGTAATGAAGCTGTTGACTCCGTTATGTCTGACCTATTAAAGCTAACAAAGAAGCATAACATTTGGTTAGGCGTTATCAGTCACCTACGTAAAGGTAACAACCAGCAAAAACCATTTGAAGAAGGTAGAATCCCTAGCTTAGACGACATCAAAGGATCAGGCTCTATTAAGCAGATCTCCTTTGATATCATTGGTTTTGCCCGTAACATGGTAGCAGAAAGTGATACTGAGCGTAACACTATTCGATTTCGTGTATTGAAGGCACGTTACACGGGTAATACTGGAGATGCTGGGAGTTCATGTTATAATCCTAAAACTGGAAGACTATCCAGCAACAACATTTTTGATTTTCAATAAGGAATAAGATGCATCCTGTAGAATACTTATCAGAACGTGTTGGTAAAGTAGTACTTGACTCTGCTAAGTTATACAACGAGGGAGCTAGACTACTTGCTAACTACCCTATGTGGGAATATGACCTTGACCGCTTTGTAAAAGAATCATGGGACACACTCCTACGTTACTGCCTAAGAAATAAAAATGCTACACACAGTGCAGCAGTTAAACTGACATTCGCCAGTGATCTAATTGGTAAGCGTATAGCTCGTGCTATTAATGAGGACGATACTAAGCATAAGGTTACTCTAGCTCTAGGTGATGTTATGCTAGAATCTTTCCTTCAAGATAATCTAATTGAGATCTATAGGGAATACGAAGGTATACGAGCACCATATATGGTTCGTATTAAGAATCAACCAGATGATTTAAAGCCTGTATTAATTGGTACCTCATTCGAACCTTTATACCCTATCACTGGATTAAAGTCTAACTTAACTAAGGAACCATTTATTAAGGGTTGGTCTAACTCAAAACTATTCTATGAGTACCTAGATAAACCATTCGTCAAAGCATTAGAGACTCTTCGCTCTCAACAATGGCAACTGAATATACCTGTACTAAACAAGCTAAAGGAGAACCCACCAGCTACTCAGCTAGAGCTAGTTAACGATGATGGTGTTATCTTTTATTTTGATATCAACAACAATGATATACCTAAGAATGCGCTACATACAGATGGTACTAAGTTCCTAGGTAATCGTGACCCCAAACTACAGAGAGCGCGTAGTAAGAAGTTTGAGTATGATCAGATCATTAATAAAGCTGATATGATACTAGAGAAAGGTAATAAATTCTATCAAGAAGTCTCTTGTGACTATCGCGGTCGTATCTATTATGCTGAGTCATTCCTTGAGTTCCAAGGTAGTGATATAGCACGTAGCCTATTTCTCTTTGGTAATAAAAAACCTGTAGATGACAGGGGTTACTACTGGATGTCAATACATGCTGCAAACTCTTTCAATCAGAGTTATACTATTGATGAATTAGCAAATCAAAAATGGATTAATGAGGATTACATTGGCTATCTAAAGGAAGAAAGTCTTGACTCTATTTCAGTAGACAAGATGACATTACAAGATCGTTATAACTGGACACAGGCCAATCTAGAGATGATTAAGGCATGTGTGTTCCAAACTAATGCGGAGAAACCTTATGCCTTCTATGCGGTTTGTCTTGATATCAGTGGCTATCTCAGTAGCCCTTGTACATATACTTCAGGCTTGCCAATCCCCGTCGATGGGAGTAACAACGGGTGGCAACACCTCGCAGCCATGTCCAAAGACAAAAGAGCTGGAGAACTAGTATCATTAATACCTTCTAAACTACAAAAGGATTTCTATGTAGCAGTAGCTAAAGACCTTATTAGCCTTATGCCAGAGTGGTTTGAAGATCATAAGATCCCTATGAAACATATTCGTAAGGGTATCACTAAGCGTGGCTCAATGACTCGTGCTTATTCAGCTGGTAAAACACGTATCGCTAAGAATATGTATGATGATTGTCATGTAGAAGGATTTACTACTAAGTATAATATTACAGAAGATGATTGTAATAAGCTTGCTACTAATCTTATTACTGCTATTAATACGGTATGTGCTGGCCCTTTAAAGACAACAAAGTACCTGCAAAAGATTGCCGAGCATGAGCTTAATAATGGTCATAATGTCCTAACATGGCATACACCTAGTGGCTTTCCTGTTGTATACAAAGCCTATCTACAACATGAGCGTAAACAAAGAGGTACAATTAAAGGTATCCCAAATAACAAAGATGGTAGGGTTACTCACGTTATTCGTGTAGATGTTTTAACTAAGGATACAAATGAAAAGGTTCCTTGCAGACGCAGCTTTGCTTCTGGTATCAGCCCTAACTTTGTTCATTCTATGGATGCTGCTCATATGGCTAATACCATTAACGCTTTCGGCGGTTCTTTTGCTGCTGTTCATGACAGCTTCAGTGTACATGCTAGTGAAGTTGATTTCTTACAGTCAGTAATTAAGATGACATTTGTAGCTCAATATGACCATGACAACTTCTTTGATCACATCCAGGATATTATGATGGATAACAAAGAGAGTATGACCACAAAGCAACCACCATTAGGACGATTAAATATGAGTGATGTTTATAACTCTGACTATTTCTTCTGCTGAGTCGGTACCTAATAGACCAAACAACAATTAATAATAAAGGATTATAATGAAGGTAGATTATTCTAAAGATAATTTATTAGCAGAATACGCTAAAGATATGGTAATGGATTTCTATTCTAGAAGTTCTGATACATCACCACAAGATGTATATATGAGAGCTTGTAAAGCATGGTCAACTTTTAAAGGACAAACAGATGAGGCACTTGCTGCGCGATTATACGAGTACGTATCAAATAAATGGTTTATGTTCTCATCCCCTGTTCTTTCGAACACGCCTTCTGATGACGGAAAACGTACTGGGTTACCCATTAGCTGTTTCCTTTCTTATGTTCCAGACACTGTTGAAGGTTTAATTGAACACTCCTCTGAACTACGATGGTTATCTGTAATGGGTGGTGGTGTAGGTGGTCATTGGTCTGATGTACGTTCTGTATCTGAGATTGCACCAGGCCCTATCCCATTCCTACATACAGTAGATGCCGACATGACAGCCTATCGGCAAGGCAAAACAAGGAAAGGCTCCTATGCTTCTTATCTGGATATTACTCACCCTGATATTGTTGAATACATTGGTCTTCGCGTCCCAACTGGTGATAACAATCGGAAAACCCTTAACCTTCATTCCGGTGTTAATATCACTGACGACTTTATGCAATGTGTTCTTGCTGGTAGTGACTACGAACTCATTGATCCAAAGCTTGGTAGGACTAATGAATTTCTAAGCGCACGTCAAGTATGGCAGAAGCTATTAGAGACTCGTGCTCGTACAGGAGAGCCTTACTTAAACTTCATTGATACAGCTAATAAAGCATTACCACAAACACTCAAAGACAAAGGATTAAGAATCAATGGTAGCAATCTATGTAATGAAATCCACCTACCTACTAGCAGCGATCGCACTGCTGTATGCTGCCTATCATCTTTAAACTTAGAGTACTACCATCAATGGAAATATACTTCTATTGTTGAAGATCTAATTACTATGCTAGATAATGTATTAGAATACTTTATCGAGAATGCACCACCATCTCTATGGAGAGCAGTTAATTCAGCTAAGAATGAGCGATCCTTAGGGCTAGGTGCTATGGGGTTTCATGCCTTACTACAAAGTATGAATCTACCTTTTGAATCTATGGACGCAAGGTATATTAATAAGACAGCATTCAATGTAATTAAAGATCGTGCTCATACACAAAGTAAACTACTAGGATTACTACGTGGCGAGGCACCTGATATGGCTGGTACAGGTAGGCGTAATGCTCATCTATTAGCTATTGCTCCTAATGCTTCTTCAGGTATTATCCTTGATACATCACCTAGTTGTGAGCCATTCAAAGCAAATGCTTATACACATCGAACACGAGCAGGTTCATTTTTAGTTAAGAATAAGAATCTAGCAGCTGTACTAGATAACTTTAAAATGAACACAGATGAAGTATGGCAGTCTATTATTGTTAACAAAGGTAGTGTACAACACTTGGATTCCTTACCACAGATGTATAAGGATATCTTCAAGACATCATTTGAATTAGATCAGTCATGGATTGTCCAGCACGCAGCCGATCGTCAGCCTGTGATCTGCCAAGGACAATCAGTTAACGTATTCTTTAATGCAGGAGCACAAAGAAGCTATGTAAACAAAGTACACTTACAAGCATGGCAGCAAGGTCTGAAAGGGCTATACTATTATCGAACAGAAGCTAAACAGCGAGCAGAAAATGTATCTCAGAAGGTTGAGCGAAAAGCACTTAAAGACAATCAAGAAACAATTGTATATGGTAAACCATCGTGCCCTTATTGTGATGCCGCTAAGAGTTTACTTGAAGCTAAAGGTATTGAGTATACATATGTGGATATTGTGGAGCAGAATAAAACTGCGGCTGAAGTAACTGGTCGTCCTGACGTAAGAACTGTACCTCAAATTTATATTGAAGGTAACTACATTGGTGGCTTCACTGATTTACAAAACCATTTTAAACAGCAAAGCACTACTGAAGATGAGTGCCTAGCATGCCAAGGATAATATGTCACTACTAAACTTCTCTAAAACATACAAACCATTTAAATACGAATGGGCTGTTGATATCACAAAGAAACATGAAGAAATCCACTGGACAGAAGATGAAGCAGACTTGTCAGAGGATCTTTCTGACTGGAAATTAAAGTTAACATCTAATGAAAAGGATTTCATTACTAATATCTTACGACTATTTACTCAAGGAGATGTTCAAGTTGGCCAAAACTATTATGACTTCTTTCTTCCGAAGTTTAAAAATAACGAAGTCCGAGTTATGCTTGGCTCTTTTGCTGGTCGAGAAGGCACACACCAGCGAGCATATGCGCTTTTAAATGATACACTAGGGTTACCTGACGAAGAATACCATAAGTTCTTAGAGTATAAAGAGATGTCAGATAAGATTGACTTCATGGCTAACTCTGATAACAGCTCACATGAAGGATTAGCTCTTGCTCTAGCTAAGTCTGTATTCAATGAGGGTGTATCTCTCTTTGCTTCATTCGTTATGCTACTTAATATGCAGCGCTTTGGTAAGATGAAGGGTATGGGCACTATTGTTGAGTGGTCTATCCGAGATGAGACTATGCACGTGGAAGGTAACTCTAAGATCTTTAAAGAGTTCTGTGAAGAACACCCACGTATTATTAACGATGAGTTTAAATCAAAGATCTACCAGATGTCACGAGATGTCGTTAGTCTTGAGGATCAATTTATTGACTTAGCTTTTAAAGATTACATCATCGAAGGTCTTACAGCGGGAGAAGTAAAGACATATATCAGGTATATTACTGATCGTAGGCTTCTTCAGCTTGGTCTCAAACCTAACTTTAATGTTAAGAAGAATCCACTACCTTGGTTAGACTGGATCCTTAATGGTGTGTCCCATGATAACTTCTTTGAGAAGCGTGTCACAGAATACTCTGTCAATGGTATCGATGGTGACTGGGGTTGGGATAAACTAGCCGATAGTAGAGTTTAATTAGCTGGCACCTAATAGAGAACAAGCGAGAGTAGCTCAATGGTTAGAGCAGTGAACTCATAATTCATTGGCTACAGGTTCGAATCCTGTCTGTCGCACCAAACATCCTACTACCTTAGGCCGTGTCGCTACGGTAAAGCGTCTGACTGCTAGGAATAGACTAGCACCTTAAGGACTATTAAAAGGAAACTATAATGAAATTTGAATTTGAAGTAAAAGAAGCAGAGCTAGTTTTAAATGCTCTAGTACAACTACCTTATGCACAAGTCGCTGGATTGGTATCTAAGATTCAACAGCAGGCTCAAGGTCAACTTGTTGAAGAGCAAAGCACACAAGCTCAAGATGTTGAGGCTGTAGATGCTTGAGGGGTACAAACATATCGATAGTATTAACATTGAGAAAGTAGCTAATGGATTTGTGGTTACTATTGAAGGCCGTAATACTGAAGACGACTGGTCTAATAATAAACTAGTATTCATTCCTCTTAGTGATGTCATTGAACTTCTACAAGAAGCTTATTAATTAACAATAGAACTACCTGTCCTTAGCTCAGTTGGATAGAGCAACAGCCTTCTAAGCTGTGGGTCAGGGGTTCGAATCCCTTAGGACAGGCCAATGGATCCATTAGATTTGTATGAACAACAAGATGTGCTTGGCGAATACCAAGTTGAAATGGTAATTAACCAATTAAGAGATATACTCCTTTCATCCGGTATTCAGGATGCTATTGATGAGTATAAAGAACAGTTAGAGGATTAATGTATGGGTAAAGGTAGTGGGCGTAGACCAACAGACGAAGAAAAATATCAAGACAATTGGGATAAGATCTTTGGTAAGAAGCCTAAAGAAGAACCAAAGGAAAAGGAGAAGCAACAATGAGTTGTGAAAAGAAACTACAGAATCTTATCTATGATAATTTTCTTGTCTACTTTAAGACACACATCTATCATGTGAATGTTGAAGGAGAAAATTTCCATCAATACCATGAGCTACTATCTGAAGTATATGAGATGCTATATGGCTGGCACGACACTCTTATGGAAGACCTGCGTCAGATGGATGTCTTGGTACAGAAAGACTTAGCTAAATTTGTTAGCGAATCTATTATTGATAGTAAGTCTGATGACACATTTGAAGAAGTATTAAGTAACCTAGAGTCATTAATTAAAGTAGCTCAGATTCTATATGAAGAAGCAGGCTCTGAAAGTCATGGTGCATTAGAAACCTCTATTGGTGACTATATGGTTGACGTAAATAAACTAGCATGGAAGATTAGATCATGTCTCAAGTAAAACACTATAATATCTTTGCTCTACGTGGAGATACAGAAACAACAGATCAGGATGTGTGCGATACATTAGGGTTAGACCCCGCACTAGCAAACACACCTGCTATCAATGATGCTGCTATTAAGAAGATGCATCAAGAAAACTTTCAGGCATACTTATCTAAAGGTATGGATGAGAAGACAGCCG